GAGACAGTTTTAGATCTGCTGAAGAAAATTCAACAGGCTATGTACAGTCTTGCCGGCACTTGTCGCTGACAGAGATAAGGATCGACGAGATTTGGTTTCCCTATACATCCGCAGGTTATCAATTGGTTGGAAAATACGACACAGTCAATTATAACCCAGCAGCTGAATTAAGCAAACAAACTGTCACGGCATCATTAAAGGCCTCAATTGGCGATATTTTTAAATGGGCTGATAGTTACAATTACGATATATCAAAACACGAGTTAACACAGCTGACAGATTCTATCATAATTGCAGTAATGTCTAGCCAGCTTGCACTACACAGTGTAGTGCAAGCTTGTGTAGCACACCTGGTACCGTGGAAAATCTACGCCAACACCTGGTACAGCATTATCACAGAAACTGAGTGTGAAAATTTTGTTTCAGTGACTGAAAAGATAGGAAGAGTATTTTTCGCCAAGCGGGTGTTTATATTGTTCGGCGCTGTAGGTTCACTGACATTGCTTAAACAACTGGGATTCAGAACATTTGATTGCGTGATTGATGAAACGTACGACACGGTGCAAGATCCTGTGATTCGATGGAAAATGGCATTTGACCAAGTGGAAAAATTAGCCGAACTTGATCCTAGAAAAATTTATGACCTGACTGAAGAGATCAGAGAACATAACTTTAATCGACTGCGTGAGTATTACACGGAAACGCAAAACAAAGTTCAAGATTTAATATGGTGTCATATGGCATATGGACGCAATGCTGTCAGAATGATGCAGGCTTTGCATAAAAAGTAAATCTTAATTCAACAATTACTTAAATACAAAAACAACTAATAAAATATCATGCTTACAATATATTCAAAAAACAACTGCCCTTACTGTGTTCGGGCAAAAACTCTACTAGAAAACAAAGGCGTTTCGTATACTGAAGTTAACATAGAATACGACCAAGATGCTAGACAAATGCTAGTAGATCAAGGTCTAAGAAGCGTACCGCAAATTTTTCATGGATATGAACTAATTCCTGGTGGATTTGATGGTCTCAGTAAACAATCAACAGAATTTTTTAATAAAATCAAAGGACAATAATGTTAGTATCAAGAAAAAAGTACGATCAAGGCGATGTGGTCAGCTTTCGCTTGTCCACCGGCGATGAAATTATTGCTCGCGTGGCCGAAGAAGCCAATGACGAATATGTGTTAGAACGACCTTGCACAGTGCTACCAAGTGCCCAGGGCATGGGCCTGATTCAAACTGTGATGACAGCTGATCAAGACCATAAATTCACTCTCAGCAAGCATCATGTGGTCATGCACGGAATGAGCATTGATGCCATGCAAAAACATTACATCAAGACCACAACTGGCATTGAGCCCATCACCAGAGGCAGCATAATTACCTAATGGCATATACATTATCGCCTACCACACTGGCCCTGATTGCCGAGGATACAGATTTTGCAAGAACAGTAACTATTGCGACTGATCCTGCAGATCCGCTTATCAGCGACATAGTAGTGACCTTGGGCGATAACACAGCCGGCAACATTCTAGTAACGACTGACACTGTGGCCAACACTGTGGTAATTTCTGGCAGGTATAACGATAACTTTGTTAAAATAGTCAATTACCTGGACGCTGAAAAACAACCGCAGACAATCACTTCAAAAACAGCATTTGCAGAATTACCCGTAGGCTACTTGTTGGTAAACGAGTACCTGGCCTCCACGTCAACCAGTGCAACCGCAACATATGCAGTAACAGTAAACGGAGCCAATCTTGGGGTGGTCACACAAGAAATAAATAACAACTACACCCCAGGCCAAACAGCCCTGGTTGCAGCAGTAGCCGGAGCCCAAGTATAATGCCACCAGTCACAAGAACCAATCTAGATGCCAGCACCGGACACGCAGGATACGTGCCACGACCCAACACTCCAAATGGCAGTACAGATGTTTTTGTCAACGGACAAGGAGCAGTACGAGTCACAGACGCTTGGCCTGATCATACCGATCCTGGACCACCAGACACTCACGGTGGCGTTCAAAGTTCAGGATCTGCAACCGTGTTTGTCAACGGTTTGGCCTTGGCCAGAATTGGCGATTCTATCAGTTGCGGCGACGCAGTAGCCGCCGGCAGTCCAAATGTGATTTCGGGCTAGCACCAAAACTATTAGCCATAAACAGCTAATATAACTTGCAAAAAACCAGAATTTATGTTATAATAACATCAGTTATTGGGTTATAGCAGTTGTTTTCTCAAAAAACTTGTAGTTATATAAAACTACACCCTGATTTAAGGAGGAATAAAAATGAAACAATATTTCCCAGGAATGGTTAAATTTGTAACAATTGTATTTGGTATGTGGTTGGCCACAAGTGCCCTAGTAGCAGTTACCAAAAACAAGTTTGAAGGTTTGAAAGCAGAGAAGGCCGAAATGGCCAAAGTAAAAATGGTAACAGCCACGGACCGCGAGCGTCAGTTACGTTGCCTGACTCAAAACATCTATTGGGAAGCTGCCAGTGAACCGTTTGAAGGCAAAGTGGCTGTGGCACAGGTGACCATGAACCGTGCTGCCAGCGGGCAATTCCCAGGCGACGTTTGTGCAGTAGTTTATCAAAAGAATGTTATCTACTCACGTGTGGTCTGTCAGTTCTCGTGGTACTGTGATGGTACCCATAGAGTGAAACCTGTTTACCAACCCTTGTATCGCGAAAGCGAAGAAGTTGCCAAGAAAGTTCTATTGGAGAATTTTCGTTTACCCAGCCTCAAAAATGCCATGTATTATCATGCTGACTATGTCAAGCCCGGATGGGGCAAGACGCCAATTGCCAAAATTGGCCACCATATATTTTATGGTAGTTAGTGGAAAAATTAATGCCAATTTTAACTTCAACACCTAAACTTAAAACGCTAAAAATGCAAACTTCAAACAAAATTGATTTCGATAAAATTAGAACCGGAGTGGTAGATTTTTTTACCACGCACTTCGGCAAAATTTCAGCTGACACAATGGGTTGGCTTGCAGCAATTGCTTTACATGCTGCAACCATTCCCACCTTGTTGGCCTTGCTAACAGGCATGACCGACAGCACCCCCAGTGTGGACGTTGTGTTGTTCATGTGGTTGGGTCTGGTATTTTTATTTGGTCGCGCCGTAATCCTCAAAGACCTGCTGAACGTTGTTACCATTGGTCTTGGCTTTGTTATTCAGGCTGTGCTGATGGCACTGATCCTGTTTAAGTAAATACTGTATTAACGGGAGTAGCAATGAGTAAACGTGTTGAAATTGAAATAGAAGATACCGAAGCAGATTACCAAGACATCGGTGACGATGATTATGGCTTTGTATTTGATCCCGACGGAAACTTAAAATATGCTTTTATCCCAACAATACTGCCAAACAAACCACCAAAGACTATTCAAAAAATAATGAAAGTACTAGGGGTAGTTGATTTACAACAGTTCGATGATGATATCACATTACATTAACCTGTTAAAAACAGGAACAGTGGTTAAATCAAATTGTGTAAAATCTGGATCAACGATTTGATTTCTATAACTTTCGTAATTGTTTATAATATGGCCTATTAATTTGGCAAAAGATTCGTTGTTATGATCGTTTAGGTGACCCGACCGGTTACATAAAATAGGCATAGCACCCGGGCTTCCTGTTTCTAGATTACTTAACATCTCAAAACTAAAATTAAGCAGTACACCATTGGTAAAATGTTTCAAGGATAGATTCCGAGCAAACTCAGTACATGGTAAAAAGATAAATTTAGTATCAGGGTACTGATCAGCTAAGGCCAGGATGTATTTGAGACTCAGTTCATAGTAGAATTGTTGCTCATCTTCTTGACAAAAGTACTTGTAATATAAATCTATACCAAAGCTGATCTCATCAAAGTCAACGTCGGGATCCGCAGAATCAGGCATAGGCCGACGCTCGGCTTTGGCTAGAAAAACAGGTTGAAAATTCTGATGTGGTGTGTACAATCTTTCATACCACGAAAATGTAAAAATAACAACATCGTATGGATTTTGTTTAAATTTTTCTAGATCTTTCTTCCAGGTTGCAATGGCATAAAACAAAGAAGATCCACCTAGCCCAGAACTTAATATCTCAGAATCAAAATCGTCAATTATTCTCGCAGCCCAAGTTTTTAATTCTCTAGGAAAGGCCAAAGGGGTAGCAAGATAATAATCATCATCAAACCATTGCAAATCACAATAGCTGTCGCCGTAGAAACCAATTCTCATAAATATCCTATATCAAGTAGTGTTATTTACTTAAATAAAAAATCAACTTAATATTTCATATTATGATTATTCCATACTCTAATACGTTTGATAAAACTACGGACAGGCACAAATGGGCAAATGATAACCAACATATTTGTTTATTGCCGTATACCAGCCTGCAATATTTTCATTCATCAAAAACAGTGAGTCCGTGTTGCAACCTAGAAAAACCCAAGTTGGGGGATTTTTTAACACCCATACACAAACTTAAACAAGCAATAGAATCTGGCAACACTTACGACAATTGTAAAGCTTGTTATCAATGTGAAGATGCAGGCAAGATCAGCGAAAGAACTAGGTATTTGATTGAATTAAACGACCAGCAGCTGGATAACTTAATTCATAAACAGAAAATTGATCAGGAATTCCATATTCATTGTACATTGTCAAATCTTTGTAATATGGCCTGCCGTAGTTGTAATTCTACCACCAGTAGTTTATTTTCCAAAATTGACATTGGTTACGAAATATTAGTAGATACCATGTCTGATAATACAGCGTATTGGCAATCCCTTCTTGACAGCATTTCTCGAGAAACCCAAATTCACGACTCTGTAAATCTAGTTATATCAGGTGGCGAAGGAATGGTACAATCTGATTTTCATAAAATTGTATCTTGGTTGATTGGGACTGGCATTAGCAAGCAGATTACCTTGACAATTAATACCAATGGATCAATTGACGATGATCGGTTGTTTACGGATCTCTGCAGCAATTTTAAAAGAGTGTCGTTGGCTATCAGCGTTGACAGCATATATGAAAATTATCATTATGTAAGGTGGCCTGCAAACTGGAACAAAATTCATAAAAATTTAAATTCTTTTGTGAGATATCAAAAGACTTTTGAAAATTTTAATTTTTTTCTAACACCAGTTTGGTCAATTAATAATATTTTTTATTTGCCAGCCTGGGTAAAGTTTTTTGAATCTTTTGCTGCCGAGCACAAAATAGACATCACCGCATACGATACGCCACTGTGGCAACCTGAGTGGCTAGATGTTCAAAATTTGCCAGTGTACATTAAACACATTCTACTAGAAAAAATTTCTCTAGTAT